AACGTACTTGGCAGCGCAGCAGCCCCTGCCGAATCCAACACGACATCTAGCAACACGGGGATGTATTTCCCTACGTCTACTACGCTAGGCTTCTCTACGGCAGGAACAAACGCTGTCTATATAGACGCAAGCCAAAATGTAGGTATTGGTACAAGTTCTCCTGCTGCAACTGCAATTATTGACGCTCAAAGCACTACTAAGGGCGTGCGTTTTCCAAACATGACAACAACGCAAAAGAACGCAATTACACCAAGTGCAGGAACAATTGTATTTGATACAACTTTATCAAAACTTTGCGTTTATTCTGGCTCTGCATGGCAAACCATTACTTCAGTTTAATAAATAATGAACAAACTATCCCTATCCGTAAATTTGCTTAATTCAGTTTTAGCTTACCTTGGCTCGCGTCCATATCAAGAAGTATTCCAATTAATTGATGCGCTGCAAAAAGAAGCTAAAGAGCAATTAGAAAAAGAATGATTACAACTTGGAAAATTCTTGATATTTCCGTGGAAGGCGAGGTTATAACCCACGCTAAGTATCACGTTTTAGCTACTGATGACAAAAATGTAGTGGAAACTGAAGGAAATTGGGATTTTGACAAGTTCAACGTAAAGACACCTTACGCCGAAGTTACCGAAGATCAGGTGATTTCTTGGATAAAGGAAGGTGCGACCCAATACGGGAAAAATGTAATAGAATCACGGTTAGAGGAACAATTGGCGCTTCTTGGTAAGACGAAATCTGTTGTGCCTCCCTGGAAACCGCCTGTGTTTACCTTGGAGCAACAATGGCCCAGCCAATCGACATAGTATCCAGATCGTTAAAAGACATCGGCGCATTGGAAGCCGGTGAAACGCCAACGCCCGAAGCAGCGCAAGATGCGTTCGACATGCTCAACGATATGTTGGATCAATGGTCTAACGAAGATATGATGGTCTATAACTTCACGGAAATTATTTTTCCCGTAGTTAATGGACAAACCCAATACACAATTGGCCCAGGCGGTACTGTCGGCTCAAGTTTTACCGGCTCAATCACGGGCAACATCCTAACCGTTACGGCTATTACGTCAGGCGCTATCACGCTAAACCAAACCTTAACCGGCACTGGAATTACGGCAGGAACGTCCATTGTGTCGTTTATTGGCGGCGCTGGCGGTGATGTTCTAGAAGCTGGGACGTATCAGGTAAACATATCCCAAACGGTAGCCAGTACAACCATTACAGGTTATTACCAAAAGCCATTGCGTGTAAATTCTGCTTATGTAAGGATTAACACGACTTCTAATGGTCAGCCTATTTTAAACGGCGGTCTTGATTACCCTGTAGCGGTTTTAACGCTAGACGATTATTCATTAATTGGTCTAAAAACATTAAATGGCCCTTGGCCTAAAGCCTTGTATTACAACCCTGGTGATACTTTGGGTAATTTGAGTGTTTGGCCTAATCCCGCGCAAGGCGAAATGCACATCTTTACGGATACTATTTTTGCCCGTTTTACAACCATGTACGACATCATGCGTATTCCGCAAGGTTACATAAATACGTTGCGCTGGTGTTTGGCAGAACGCCTAATGCCTATGTATGGCAAAGCAAGCCCCGTCCAAATCAGCATGATTCAAAAATTTGCAGGCGAAGCAAAAGCGACAATCAAGCGTACCAATATGCGCCCACAAATGGTTTCGCGGTATGCGGATGCGTTGCTTACGGGGCGTTCTAAAGACGCTGGTTGGATACTTACGGGCGGATTTTTGAGGTGACTTATTCCGTTATTAAGGTATAAACATGGCTGATTTTGGCTTTGTTGGCCCATCATACGAAGCACCTTCGATTTATCAGGAATCGCAGGAATGTATTAACTTTTTTCCCGAAGTTGACCCACTAAAACAACCTGGTGTTCGCGGTATTGTTGCGCTTTACCCAACGCCAGGGCTAACCCTTCAAGCCGTGCTAAACAATGCCGAGGTGCGCGGAATGCGTACTTTGTCGGGCGGCAGCCAAATGGTTGTTGTTTGTGGGCCTTACGTTTACGTCTTTACGTCTAATCTAAGCGCAACGGTTGTCGGCATTCTTAATTCCTCGGCGGGTCGGGTTGGCATTTCTGACAACGGCTTAAACGCTTATATTGTGGACGGGGCTTATCGGTACACATGGCGCATTTCTAGCCCTGCAAACGCCGTATTTACTGGTTCTGTTAGCGGTACTACCCTAACGGTTACAAATGTTAGCAGCGGCACAATTACCGCTAATCAAAGCCTAACGGGTATCGGTGTAACGGCAGAAACCGTGATTACGTCTTTGGGCACAGGGACGGGCGGCGTAGGAACCTATAACGTAAACATTAGCCAAACCGTATTGGCTGAACCTTTAACGTCTACTGCTGTTGGTGCTAGGTTTACGGCGACCATTGCAGGAACTACATTAACTGTGTCTGCGGTATCCTCTGGCACTATTTATTTAGGCCAAACCTTGCAAGGTGCAGGCATTACGGCGGGAACAATCATTACCGCTTTAGGCACGGGTACAGGTGGAATAGGTACTTATACAATTAGTGTTGCTCATACTATTGCGGTTGGTCAAACAATGTATGCGCTTAACTTTAGCGTATTGCCAAGCACGGATGGCGCTTTTAGCGGTGGAACTTCGGTAGACATCATTGATAATTATTTTGTCTACAACAACCCTGGCACACAGCAATGGGGTTCGTCTAACTTATTAAGCACTATTTCGCCATCTACTAGCTACGCTTTTAAAGATGGTAGTTCGGACAAGTTGGTGGCCTTAATTGTTGACCATCGGGAAGTTTACCTAATGGGTGAATCTTCGTCCGAGGTTTGGAGCGATGTGGGTGCAGTGCCTTTCCCGTTTCAAAGAATTCCAGGCACATCTACCCAGCACGGCATTGCAGCACCTTTTTCTGTTGCGCGGCTAGGTAATTCGTTCGCTTATGTATCTCGGAACAACCGAGGGCAAGCGCAAATCATGCAAATGAACGGGTATATCCCGCAGCGTATATCAACCCATGCGGTAGAAAACACGCTGACAAACCAATATATCAATGACGCTATTTCGTACACTTACCAGCTAGAAGGCCATGAAGTTTACGTTACGACCTTTCCTACGCTAAACCTTACATGGGCGTATGACTCCACCACTGGGATGTGGCATAAATGGTTGTCTATGGCTTCGGATGGAACGTACCAACGTCACCGTAGTAATTGCTCGGCTTCTTTTCAAGGTTTAGTTTTAGTTGGCGACTATGAAAACGGCAAAATCTATTACTTAGACAAAGAAAACTATACCGATAACGGGCAAAACGTCCGTAGGCTGCGCCGTGCGCCTCATTTGGTTACAGACTTGCAACGTCAATATTTTGATGAATTGCAAATTCAGTTTCAGCCTGGTGTTGGAACTACTGGTCTTTCACTTAGCCAATCGTCCTACACATCTTCAATTTATTTAGGCACAACTTACAATATTGCGCCTACTGCAACCTTAACAATTGAGCCTCTTTCCCAATACATTATTGGCGTTAAAACTGCGGATACGACACAAACAACAACTAACCCGCAAGCTATGTTGCGCTGGTCAAATGATGGTGGTTCTACTTGGTCGCGGGAATATTGGACAAGCATAGGTCAAATTGGCAAATACAAAAACCGCGCTATTTGGCGGCGTTTGGGCATGGCTCGTGATCGAGTGTTTGAGGTGTCGATTAGCGACCCTGTAAATGCGGTAATTATTTCCGCAAATCTTAAAGCGACAAATGGGGAAAATTGATGGCACTAAGTAACACACAGCAAATTAATCCGTATCCACAAGCGCCTTTTTTGGATGCAAACACAAACCGCCCATCCCGCGCATGGCAGCAGTTTTTCCTTAATTTGCTTAATTTTTCTAGTGCTACGACTGCAACCGCTGGTTCTGCTACGTTGCCAGCTAATCCAGTAGGATTTATAAATGTCACCGTTAACGGTAATGCTTATAAAATTCCTTATTACAACGTATAAGGACTAATTATGGCTAGAGAATATTACACCGCAGCGCCAGGAACAGGTAAAAGTTACCCAGCGGGAACGCCGCAATGGGTTATAGCAGGCGATCAAGCTGGAGTTACATATACACCAACAACTTACCAAGGTCAGCCAGCATGGGTAGGAAATGACGGTTCAGTATATGGTGCTAATCAAAATGTGCTTTACCAAGCGCCGCAAAACCCAGCAAGTTTTTCTGATTACGTAAAGTCATTTGCACAAAGCCCTGTTGCTGCATTAGGTGCAGGCGCATATTTTCTTGGCCCTATTGCTGCTGATTTATTTGGCGGTGCTACGGCAGCATTACCAGCATCAGAAGTTGCAGCAATGACTGCGCCAGAAGTTGCTGCAACTGTTGCTCCAGACGTTGCGGCATCAAGTACAGGGTTAACCGCAGGAACTGGCCTTGCTAATATGGGCGGCGGCACAGGATTGACTGCGGCTACAAATGCAGACCTTGCTGCTGGTAACGCATTAACGGCTGGCGGTACTAATCTTGCAAGTATGGGTGGGGGAACTGGATTAACCGCGCTTTCAAATGTAGGCGCGGCGGCTAACGCACCATTAGCACTTGCAGGAACTAGCCTTGCTAACATGGGTGGCGGTACAGGTCTTACAACACCAGCCGCCGGTGGTGGCACTGTTACTGCTAATGGGGTTATTCCTCCTGCTGTTTCTGACATTGCATCACAAGCAAGCGCAGCCGCAACCGCAGCAGCAAATGGCGACCCTAGCTTGTTAGACAAACTAAAAAGCGCAACAGGTTTAAACGGCACTCAACTTGCCGCATTAGCCTCTGGCGCTGCTGGTGCGCTTACGTCAGCAAATACATATAACGCAATAGGTCAGGGTCTAAAAGCCCAACAAGACGCTACGGCGGCTTCTCAAGGCATCTTAAAAGACGTTTACAACACACAATTAGGTTTTCAAAAGCCTTATCAAGCTACGGGCATAAATGCGCTTAACCAACTCGGTCAACTTGGCGGCGGTCAGTACCAACAATACGACCCCGTAACAGGTCAGCCGACCACAATGGGAACGGGAACTGGTTACTTGACGCATCAGTTTGATGCCTCAGACCTTGCCAAAGGACTTGCTCCTAATTACGATTTCATGCTCCAACAAGGGCAAATGGCTAATCAACGGGCGGC